GCAACCGGGTCACCTTCAACGACTCGAAACGATACAGGCTGGCTATTCAACGCGTAAAATTATTGGAGCAACAATGAATAAAGAACGTTTAAAAAAGATCATAGCAAGCAAGGCCGAGCAGCGGCAGCTTAGGGCAGAGCACAACAAAACGTTGTCATCGATGGAGAAAACCAGAGAGCGAGAGTTTGCCGAAAACCACGTTCCAAGGCTGTCGATTGGCCGTCAATTGTGGAACAAGAAAATAATTATCGAAAAAGATGATAATAGTTAACAAAAGAGTTGACGATGCTGGGTGTATCAGTAAGATGGTATTCAACAGCAACGGGAAGGGAAGAGAAAAATGAACAACATCCAATCATACAAAGTAGACGGCGCATTGTTCCACGTTATGGAAGGTGAAATATTTGGTCTTGGTGGTAGCGGCGATTTTGTCAAATCTCTTTACAGCGCAGTCAAGATGCTGGAAAGCGACACTGCAATTGTCTCAGTAGAACTGATCAGCGAGTGCGTCGTAACCAGAGCATAAACCAAACGGGGCTTCGGCCCCATCACCGAGGTACAAGTTATGCCAAACGATCCGCTAGAGTTAGTTATTGCATTGGTTTTGGTGATAATAATCGGAATATTTGAGGAATTGAAATGAGCAACGTGGAACTTTTACAGGTAATGATAATATTCACCGTGCTTTGGTACGTCGGTATGGCACTTGTCGAGGGGACTCGCAGCATGAAAAAGCCAATGGCTACTCGGAACAAAAATCGTGGGTAAGGGAAGCCGACAAAGACCAACGGCAAAAAGCTACCAAGAAAATTGGCAAAAAATCTTTGGGAAACAGAAAGAGATGGTGATGAGCGAAAAAGAATTGCTGCTGTCGGAGAATCTTCGACTTAGGATCGAGAACGAGGCGCTCAAGCTAGAAGTTGAGCGGCTAAACGAGTTGCATTGGTTTTGGTAATAATAATCGGAATATTTGGAGAATTGAAATGAGCGATAAGAAAAAGATATGATTCACTATCATGGGATACCATTTAGTGGTGGTGAAAATACCCACATGGCGCTTCAGTCAAAACATTGTTTTATCAGTTACGCTCACAAAGACCCAGCGCCTTTGGCAATAGAGCTTTGCCAGTCGTTTGCTCTGGACAATGGAGCATATTCTGCATGGACTGCTGGCAAACCGTTTGACATTGAAGGATTTGCTGAATGGCTAAATGAATGGCATCAGCATCCCGGTTTTGATTTTTTTATAGTGCCAGATGTTATCGGCGGCGATCACCACGAAAACAACAAAATACGGGCTGCTTGGAGAAACGTTTGCCCTGATGGAGCGTGGCAAAAAGGTTATCCTGTTTGGCACATGCACGAACCGTTGGAAATTCTTAGAGATTTATGCAGTGCATTCCGAGGCGTGGCGCTTGGCAGTAGCGGCGACTATTCGATTATCGGAACACAAAAATGGTGGCACAGAATGTCAGAGGCGATGAACATTGCCACTGATGAGCAAGGCCGACCACTGACAAAATTGCACGGGCTAAGAATGCTTGACCCAACCATTTTTAGTCACCTTCCGCTATCATCAGCAGACTCAACCAATGTCGGCAGAAACTGCGGAATAGATAACGCTTGGAAAGGAACTTATGCACCAAAAACCGCGAGAACAAGAGCGTTGGTAATGATGGAAAGAATAGAATCTCACGCAAGCGCATCTCGCTGGACAAACAGCAAGGGGGTTGTACGCAACATGGAACTTTTTGGGTAATAAATATGGAAGGCTTTCAAACAATTAACGTGACAATAAAAATTGCCGCAGGAGACAGTTGTAAAATAAAAACTCCGATGGTTTCAAGCAGTTGCTGGCACTATAAAAGCCAAGCGTGTACGATTTTTAACAAAGTAATAATCGATGGCAAAAAATGCACAGCCTGTTTGAAAGCATCAAAGTTAAATTAAAACAGATAGAGGCAGAATAATGAGCGATAAGAAAAAGAAAGAAATAGAATCCGAGATGATAAAACGTTTGATTGCTGAGTTTGTGATGAGCGGCGGGGAAATAACTCAAGTGGCTGATGGAATGATCAGCACACCAACCAAGCTGAACCAGAACGACTATTATTCAAAGATGAGCAAGGTCGATGGCGATCGACGAAAATACCTATCACTTAACCCAAGGAGAAGATGATGCAAGGATTCGAGGCAGCACTGGCGCAATGGGAGGCAGACCAAGACAGGTTACCGGGTGGCCCAAACAGCGAAGAAGATTACGAAGAAGATGGAGAAGAAGAATGAAATCAATGCACTATTGGGCATATGCGGCTTGGGTTCTGATCTTCATGGCAACTCTGGTACTTGCATCACCAGTCTTTGTGCTACTATTCATCGAGGCTTATATTGCCAACATCTTCAGGGTGGCCAATGACAAACGTGACACAGATGACAATCACTCCGATAGAAGCTGGGCTTCGGCACATCCTGAAGGAGGTGAGAGCCGGGAGGATCACCTACATTGAGATGATAGTTCAGCGCGAGAATGATGACTATGTGGAGTGGGCTATAAGCCAGCTCGGCGAGAAGTCTTATGACGTCCAGCACTTGCTGGCGCAAATAGGGTTGATGCACATTGCGACTCAATCTGTGGTTGATGACATGAGAGACATAGCAGATGAAGATTAGCATTAAGACAAACATTGCAGAGGTTACAAAGGATCTCACGCGGGTACAGAAGAAGCAGATACCGTACGCCGCGTCTCAGACACTAAACCAATTGGCGTTTGATCTAACCAAGCGTCAGGGCAAGGGAGAGATTGGGAAGGCCACTGCCACGACATTTGATAAGAAGCGGGGCAAGGGATCAACACCGTTCACGCAGAAGAACTTTTTCTTTGAAAAATCTACCAAGGAAACGCTCACGGCTTGGATCTTCTGGGACAGCAAGAATGCTGACTATATGAAGTTCCAAGTTGCAGGCGGTACAAGGTTTCCAAAGAAGAGAACGCTCAGGGTCACGACCAAGCACTCGAACAAATACCTCGACGCTTATGGAAACTTTAAAGACGGCGCGATTAGTGAGATGCTTGAAGATAAAGCCAAATTCTTTTCAGGTACACCAAAGGGAGGCCGGTCAAGGTCTGAAGGTATCTGGGAGCGGTACGGCAGAAGCACCAAGCGTGGTGGGCAGAAGATCAGAAAGGTTGTGTCATATACTGACACGGCAAGCTACCGGCCATTGTTTCCGTTTGGTTCAATCGCAAGCAGGTTTGTATTCTCTCGATCAGGTGGATTTGAATCGAAGTTCCAAGAGAACCTACGCCGAGCACTGGCAAGCGCGAAGAAATAAAGTGTAACGTTGATTATTGGAGGATAATCAATGATAATCACCGGAGGGGGGGGGGCATAAAGGTACTGTCTGGGCCTTCCGTGTAAGGGTAATTCGCGAGCGCATTGTTCGACTAGCCACAGAATATTAACAAACTAATTGACGGGTGATGAATGGCAAGCACTGGCGGCGTGAAGCTCGGCTCAACATATGATGAGGCGAGAACGCGAAAGGTCAACGCAGAAGCAGAGATCTCGGAGCTGGAGCTTGCAAAGGTACGAAGCCTGCTAGTTGTCGCGGAAGATGTCGAGAAAGCATGGACTGACACGCTCTCAAACCTCAAAGCCAAGCTGACAAACATCCCATCGAAAGCCGCGCCTCTGGTGGCGAGCGAAACGGAGGCCGGCATTATCCAAGCAATGCTTGCCGATCTCATCAACGAAGCACTCGAAGAACTGAGCACTTATGACCCAGCAGTATCAGCGTCACGGACTCGCAAACCTAAAGAGCCATTTAAAGAGAGCAATGCTGGCGCTGAAGCCGCCGCCACGCCTAAGCGTAAGCGAGTGGGCAGACCTTCAAAGACGACTCGACTCGCAGACTAGCGCCGAGGCAGGTATCTGGCGAACTTCGCGCGCAGAGTATCAGCGCGGAATCATGGACGCTTGCAGTGACCCAACTATAAAAGAGGTCGTTGTAATGGCGGGCGCCCAACTGGGCAAGTCAGAAGCTCTGCTGAACATCATCGGGTTCCACATCGACCACGATCCATGCCCGATTCTAATGCTACAACCGACAGAATCAATGGCCCAATCCTTCTCGAAAGACCGGGTTGCTTCTGGCCTGCTAAGATCAACGCCGTGCTTGTTCGGTAAAGTCAAAGATCCACGGGCGAGAGACTCAAACAACACCACGCTTCACAAGGTCTTTCCCGGCGGCAGTCTCAGTCTGGTCGGGGCAAATAGTCCTGCAGGGCTTGCGTCACGCCCGATAAGAATAGTATTAGCTGATGAGGTTGACAGGTTCCCGGCATCTGCTGGCAGTGAAGGAGATCCACTCTCACTTGCAAGGAAGAGAACCTCGACATTCTGGAACCGGAAGATCATTGCGGTATCCACGCCGACCATCAAGGGCGTATCACGAATCGAGGACGCATACGAGAAGAGCGATAAGCGCGAGTATCACGTTCCGTGCCGGCATTGCGAGCACGAGCAAACCTTGAAGTGGGCAAGCGTTCGCTGGGCTGACAGAGATCCCGACACTGCCAGTTATCTATGCGATGAATGCGCGACACTCTGGACCGACGCCGATCGAAGATGGTCGATTAGAAACGGGCGCTGGATAGCTGGGGAAGACTTCAAGGGTATTGCTGGATTCAAAATCTCTGGCCTATATTCGCCGTGGACGCCTCTTGCGGATGGCGTTCGTGAGTTCTTATCGGTCAAGAAGAACCCCGAACAGTTAAAGGTCTGGACGAATACCTATCTGGGCGAAGTCTGGGAGGACTTTGGTGAGTCGGTCGATGAATTAAATTTAATGGAACGCCGTGAGCATTTTGACAAAGTACCAGAAAGCGTGGTCATGGTCGTTTGCGGGGCAGACGTTCAGGATGACCGGCTTGAAATTACCTTTGTCGGGATAGGACGCGACGAAGAAAGCTGGGTTTTGGATCACCAAATACTCTACGGAGATCCGTCAACGCCGCAATTGTGGACGGCGCTAGATTCGCAGATTGCTAGAACCTTCGAGACTGAAGGCGGTCGAGAGATGGCCGTCAGATCTACAGCAATCGACTCAGGTGGTCACTTCACTAATACGGTTTACCAGTACGCAGCGCGGAACTTCTCCCGGCGGGTGTTTGCTATTAAAGGCGTCGGTGGTGAGGGCAAGCCAATCGCTGGCAAGCCATCAAGAAACAACACGGTTAAATGTAGGCTCTTTCCGGTCGGCGTTGACACGGTTAAGGATCTGGTTTTTGCAAGGCTTAGAATCCAAGAAGAGGGGCCGGGATACATTCATTTTTCAGACACGCTTAATGACGAATACTTCAGG